ACATAAAGCAGATGGGCAAGCACCTAAAAATAGTGATCCATCAGATCCAGGATACCCAGGACCTGGTTTAGTAGCATGGTTACTATGGGGCGGAGATTCTAATTTCTCTGATAGAGCACAAAACTGGGCACAACGCCAAATTGATTCATTAAACAATGAAGAAAGTAAAGCAAGGAGCAAAATGAAAAAGACAGAACGCCGTACCTTTACAGTAAGGGACATAGAGACAAGGGCAGAAGACGGCACACTGCGTATGGCTGGTTATGCTGCGGTATTCAATGAGCCATCCTTGCCACTACCATTTATAGAGAAGATTGCACCAGGTGCATTCAGAAAAACTCTAACAGAGACACCAGATGTTCGTCTATTGATTAATCATGAGGGATTGCCTTTAGCAAGAACTAAAAATGGTACAATGAGACTATACGAAGATAATAAAGGTCTTTACTTTGAAGCAGAATTAGCAGACACCCAAGAAGCAAGAGATCTTCATACCCTTGTTGCTCGTGGTGATGTGGACCAAATGTCCTTTGCATTTAGAGTAATTCGCCAGAAATGGAACGATGACCGCACAGAAAGAATGCTTACAGAAGTATCTCTGGCAGATGGAGATGTGTCTATTGTGACCTATCCAGCATATCCTGCAACCTCTGTAGAGGCCAGAGAAGCCCTAAAGAGAGCCATTGCTGAAATAAAAGAGGGCAGAGAAATAAGCGGAGATTCCCTATTAGTATTAGAGAACATATTTGGAGATCTTACAGAAGGTCATGAATATGTAATGAAGGCTGTTGAAGTAATGGGAGCATTGCTTGGAAACAATGATGGAGAAGTAGAAGAAGAGAATTCTCCATACACAGATGTAGAAGATGATGAAATAGAGCAATCTACAATTACTCAGGTAATTTCAGATATTCCTGGAGAAGGTTCTGTAGTTCTTGGAGAAATTCCTTCTACACAATTACTTCCAGCAGGAAGAAAATATTCTCTACGCCTTGCACAGGCTAAGAGAAATACATTATAAATTTCCTATTAGAAAATAATAGGGCGAAGTCGGAGCAAAACTCACACCCTGTAAGCGTCGTGAGATCCATTGCCACCACCTCAATAAATATAAACTCATAAAAGGAGAACAACACAATGTCTTATTTAGACAAGTTGATTGAACGCCGTGAGTCTGTTAAGGCTGAAATGGATGCCGTTCTTGAAGCAGTTGCTGCAGAGAACCGCACTGACCTTACAAATGATGAGTCAGCAAAGGTAGATGCCCTTGTTGAGGAATCACGCTCATTGGATTCAAAGATTGAAAAGTTCAAGGCACAAGCAGATGCTGATGCTAAGGTTGCAGAAGTTCGTGCAGCAGTAGCAGATGTTGCTATGCCAAAGAGCACCGCTACAACAAAGATTGTAAGCGAACCACGCACCTATACAGCAGAATCAGGTAACTCATTCGTTGCTGATGCGTTCAATGCACAATATCGTAATGATTATGCTGCACAAGAGCGTCTTGCTCGTCACACTCGTGAAGAGTCAATTGAGCGTCGTGATGTAGGAACTGCAAACTTTGCAGGTCTTGTAATCCCACAATACCTTGTTGATCTTGCAGCACCATATGCTCGTGCAGGTCGCCCAACAGCAGACTTCGCTACAAACAAGCATGTGCTTCCAGCAGCAGGTATGACTCTAAATATCTCACGCATGACTACAGGAACTTCTGCTGATATTCAGGCTTCTGAAAACTCTGCAGTTTCTGAGACAAACGCTGATGATACACTCTTGACTATTGATGTGCGTACAATCGCAGGTCAGCAAGATCTATCCAAGCAGGTCATTGAAAGAGGAACTGGCGTAGATGCATTCGTCGTACAGGATCTCATTCGTGCATGGCACACAACTCTTGATAACCAGATCCTAAATGGTTCTGGCGCATCAGGACAAATTCTTGGTCTACGCAACACTTCTGGTGTAAACAGCATCACTTATAATGATGCAGCACCATCTGTTGAAGATCTATATCCAAAGTTGGCAGATGCCTACCAGCAAATTCAGACTGGCGTATTCATGAATCCTACACACTGGATCATGCACCCACGCCGTCTTGCATTCTTGCTATCAGCAGTTGACTCTTCAAATCGTCCACTCGTTGTACCATCAATCAATGGTCCAATGAACTCTGTTGCTACAGGCGCAGGTGCAGTTGGATACGGTAACTCAGGCTACACATTGATGGGTCTTCCAATCATTGCTGATGCTAATGTTGTTACAACTGCAGGCGCAGGAACAGAAGATGAGATCTATTGCGTCACCGCACCAGAACTACATCTCTGGGAGCAAGCAGGATCACCATTTGCATTGTCATTTGATGCAACTGGCGCAGGTTCCCTAACAGTCAAGTCAGTAGTATACGGATACTCAGCATTCTCTGCTGGTCGTTATCCTGCTGCTGCTTCAAAGATTGGTGGAACTGGCTTAATTGCACCAACATTCTAAGTTAGATTTGCATAGGTTGGATATTTGAAAACTAACCTTTGCAATACTTAGAGTAATCTAAGGGAAGGGCAGGTCTTGCACCCCGACAGGACCTGCTCCTTCTTAAAACGAGGGAAGATGAAATTATTAAAAATTCTTAAAAAGAAAAAAGAAACAGCAACAGCACTACCTAAAGTAGAAAAAGCCATGTTGCCTAAATTGGAGAAGAGGAGCAAATGAGTCAATCAAGCACAGTTTATACAAATTTGGCTGATGTTAAAGATGCATTGCAGATTGAGGATACGATAGATGATGTTGCTATCCAAGCAGCAATTCTGGCTGCAAGTCGTCAGATTGATGAATATTGCCAGAGATTTTTTTATCAAGAAGGTACTCAAGCAGCACCTGCTACAAGATACTATACTGCCTATAGCCCATGGTTCGTAGAGACAGATGACATTGTTCAAATAACAGAATTAGCATGTGATCCAGATTTTACTCAGACATATTCACAAATTTGGAATACCACAAATCCACCATTAGATATTATGTATGAGCCAGTAAATAATCCTGCAAAAGGATGGCCATACACAAGAATTTTAGCAATAGGCTCATATGTATTTCCTTACTTCTTTCCACAGACAGTAAAAGTAGAAGGTATTTTTGGATTTCCACAAGTACCTTATGAAGTTGAATTAGCCTGCAAGATTCAGGCAGCAAGATTATTTGTTAGAAAGCAATCTCCATTTGGAATTGCAGGATCTGTAGAATTAGGTACAGTAAGACTTAATTCAAGACTTGACCCAGATGTTGAGATGCTACTAAAGACATTTAGACGAAACAAGGGGCTTGCCTACTAATGATAAAAATTAATCAAGTAAGAGAAGCATTAGGACAAAACTTAAGCGACATTACAGGTATTAGAATTTATGACAAAATACCAGATGTAGTAGTTCCACCATGTGCAGTAGTTGGACAATTAGATTTCACATTTGATATTGACAATGCTCGTGGCTTAGACCAAGCATCTGTTGATGTATTTGTGATTGTTCAGAGAATATCTGAAAGAGCAGGACAAGATAAACTTGACCAACTTTTGGCAGGTACAGGATCCAAATCAATTAAAACTGCCTTAGAATCAGATAGAACATTAGGTGGACTTGTAAATACTCTTAGAGTTATAACTGCCGAAAGCGGTACATATACTACTGGAGATCAAGAGTTTTTATCATATCGTTATAATGTAACACTTTGGGGTTAAGGAGAATACAATGTTATATGAAGTAATATCAAATAAAAAAGTTTGCGGTAAGGTCAATGGTGAAAGTCTTACCGAATCTGATATAATTAGTTCAGGAGGAAATGTTGAATTTCTTCTTGCATCTGGTCATATCAAAGAAGCAGGAAAGACACCAAAATACACAAAGACATTTGAACCAAAATTTGAAGAAGTTCCAGTAGTTGAGGAATCAGCATTTGAGGTATCAGATGATAATATATCTACAACTGAAGGAGATATTTAACAATGGCTCGTATAGTGCTTACTGATGTTGCAGTAACAATTAACTCTGTTGATCTTTCAGATCACATTGCATCTGTTACCCTTTCAACATCTGCAGACGCTGTTGAAACAACAGCATTTGGACAAGACTCAAGATCTCGTATTGGCGGTCTAAAGGATAACTCAGTTACCTTTGATTTCCACCAGGATTTCTCTGCTACTGAAGTTGAAGCAACAATTTATCCACTTATTGGAACACTTACTGCTGTGACAGTAAAGCCAACAAGCGGTGCAGTTGCTGCTGATAATCCAGATTACCAATTCCAGGCTCTTGTAACAGAGTGGACACCATTGAACGGTGCTGTTGGCGAACTCGCTACTGCATCTGTTACATGGCCAATCTCTGGCGATATTACAAAGGATGTAACACCTTAACATGGCTAAATTAGTTCTAACAAATCCAAATATAGTATTTGAGGGTGTTTATGATTTTAGTGATCATATCTCAAGCATAACACTTTCTACTGTACATGATGTACTTGATGTTACTCCTGTTAAAGAAGGAGTAATCTACAAGGAAGTTATTGCTGGAGTTGGAACTAATTCAGTCTCTTTTGAATTTCATCAAGATTTTGCAAATAATTCTATTGAAGAGTTTTTTGGTGGAGAACCAGGAAATGCTTCAATGCCAAATCGTGTTGGAACAAAAGTTACAGTTGCAGTAAGGCCAGTTGATGCGCCTATTTCTGCATCTAATCCAGAATATACATTTGATGCTTTAGTTACTGAATGGACACCTCTCAACGCTGAGGCTGGTGGTCTAAGTACTATTAGTGTTAACTGGCCTATTTCTGGAGCAATAACTAAGGATATAACTCCTTAGAATCTAATCTCATAAAGGGGAATAATAATAATGGATGGACTAAGTATAAAAGTAAAAACAGTTGATGGACAAGGCGATGGAGTATATTCATTGCGTCCAAAGACACTTGTTGCGTTTGAAAACAAATTCAATAAGGGTTTTGCTAAATTGCTAACTGAAGATCAAAAGATGGAGCATATCTATTTCTTGGCTTGGGCAGCAATGAAGGATGCTGGAAAAGTTGTAAAGCCTTTTGGTGATGCATTTCTTGATACGCTTAATAGCGTGGAATTAGAATCTGACCCAAATTCAGAATCCACAGAAACAGCCTAATCTATACGATTGCAATGGTTTCTGTGGAGACTGGGCTTTCTCCAGTAGACTTGCTTGAAGCGCCTGATGGCATACTTGAAGCGATAGTTATATATCTCAAGGAGCGAAGTAAGAATGCGAGTAGGCAATGAGTAGTGATGCTGTAGTTTTAGTGGGACTAAAAGAAACACTAAAAGCATTAGAAGATTTTGACAAGAATGCAGTAAAGGGATTTAATAAAGTGTTAAATTCTGAATTGCGTAGTGCTAAAAATGAAGCACAAAATTCTGTCACTAAGGAACCACCACTTAGTGGTTGGGCTACTCAGCCTGCTCGTAATCCTCGTTCTCGTGGTGGTGCTGGATGGCCTGCTTGGGATCAGTCTGTTATTAGGTCTGGAATCTCAGTTACAAAAGCAGAAGGCAAAGTTAGATCAGATTACACAACAAATGCTGGTGCATTAAAGAATAAATCAGCAGCAGGTGTTATTTATGAAATTGCAGGTAGAAAAAATAAAACAGGTGGCAAGAATAAGTTTATTAGTAATTTGAGTAGAAACGATACTCAATTTATGCCATCAAGATTAGTCTGGAATGTAGTAGATAAGAATAGAGCCAGAATAATCAGAAGTGTTGCAAATGCATTTGAAGATGTAAAAATCACATTACAAAAGAATTTAAATATGAGAAGGAGTTCATAATATGGCTACAGGCGCAATTATTGCCAGAATTGTAACTCAATACTCAGATAAAGGTTCTAAGGCTGCTAAGAAAGACATAGATAAACTTGGTAAGCAATTTGATGCATTTGGTAAAAAGGTAGCAAAATCATTTGCAGTTGCAGGCGCTGCTGCCGCAGCATTTGCATTAAAATTAGGTAAAGATGCTGTTAAAGCAGCAATTGAAGATTCTAAATCACAAGCATTACTTGCTAATACTCTTAGAAATACTATTGGTGCCACAGATGATGCTATTTATGCTGTAGAGCAATATATTGAAAAGCAACAATTACTTACAAATGTTCAAGATACAGAATTAAGAGAAAGTTTTAGTAAGTTAGCAGTAGCGGTAGGAAACACAAGCGATGCTATGTTGCTACAAGGTGTTGCTCTTGATACCGCAGCAGGCACAGGAAAAGATTTATCTGTAATTACAGATGCAATTACTAAGGCAACTCAGGGTAATTTTACTGCTCTAAAGAAATTAGTACCTACTTTAGATGCCAACATTGTTAAAAATAAAGATTTAGGTGCTGCTCTTGTTTATTTAAATAAGACTTATAAAGGTGCAGCAGAAGCGGCAGCCAATCAAGATCCTTGGACTAAACTAAGTATTGCATTCTCAGAATTAAAAGAAAAATTAGGCGTAGTCCTATTACCAGAAGTTGTTAAATTTATAAATTATTTAACAAATACAGTATTTAAAGAACTTGAATAT